AAGGACAGGAGTTTTTGAAAGTTGTCGGGAAGAATGGACCTAAACTTGAGGGGGCTACTATTATTACAGGAGATAATGAGATTATAGTAAAGATAGGCTCGTGGCTTGGATACACGAGGGAGGCCCAAAGAGAAACTCTACTAAAACTTGCGGAACTTGGAATACTGGATGGAAGTGAGATTTTAAGACAGTTTGAATTTCCTAATATTGAGGAGCTTTCGGCTAAGGCAAGGGAACAGAGGCTTGAACAACATAAACTTGACGCTGAGATAGCCGGTAGAACCCAGGGTACTGGAGAGGAGCAGGGGGCTAACGAAGATATGATTGCAATGGCGGATGATGAAAACATGAGGATGATGAATGGAGAACAGATACCGCCCACTGAGGGAGCTACTCCAGACCACTCACAAGCTCATAGGGATTTTATAAATTCAAGGACGTTTCAGACGGCATCCCCGGACATTCAGCAACTTTTAGTTACCCATTACCAGGGTGAGGTTGGGGGTGGTAATTTATGAAAGCAATGAAACCAATGATGAAAGCCAAGAACCATGAAAAGGCAATGGGAAAGATGATGAAAGAAACCGCCAAGGTAGGTGGCAAGAGTTATGGGAAGAAGGTGAAAAAGAAATAATGCCGTTAAAAAAAGGTCCAGGTAAAAAAACAATATCTTCTAATATAAGTAAATTAAGGCATGAAGGTTATCCAAAGAAGCAATCCATAGCTATTGCATACAGCAAGGCGGGTAAAAGTAGAAAAAAATAATTGGTGTGATATAATATATTTGACCAAGCCGAAAGGACAGTCATTTATGGAAGAAGAAATAAAAGATCAAGTCCAGGAGGACACTTCTGTTACGGAAGTAACAAAAGAACCAAAAGAGAAGCAAGCCTCTAAGGAACAATCGGAAACAACAGATGTAACAACTGAGCCGGAATCTAAGGTCTACAAAGACCATTTAGGTCGTGAGTTGACAGCAGATCAGCTGCATCAGGAGTATTTAAGAAGTTCTAGTTACATCACAAAGCTTGAGAAACAAGCTAAAGAGTGGGAAACAAAGTCTCGTGAAGAGGCTTCAAAGGTTGTCGCAGACAACGACCTGCTTAAAAATGTTGATCCGAATGTCAAGGAGGCTATTATACAAATAGTCAGCCCAGTTATAAAAGAACATTTTAAGCAACGTGATGAGGACTCCTTAAAACGGGAGCGTGATGTGGCGTTTGAATCTAGGATTGTTGCTACTGAAAAGAAGTACCCCGGCAACAACGGGTTGCCTAAGTTTGACAGGGAGAAGGTACTTGAGGCAATGAGAGATCCAAATAATGACATCTTTGATCCAGAAAAGAAGTTTAAAGATATGAATGAGGAAATGTTTAAGGATGTTATTATTAAGGAAGCTCTGAAAAATAAATCCGGGGGTCCTTCTACCGAGGATACATCGGGCGGAGCTCCCAGAAAACCAGATGCTAAAACCCCCTCCACATGGGAGGAGGCAGCAAAGTCCGCATGGTCCCGTCTTAACCAATAGTTTTCCCACTTATTTTAAACAGGTAAATATTTAGCTTAGAAAGGTGGTGAAAATAAAATGGCACAAAATTTAGACAACTTCGATGAAGCTCTTAAAATAGATTATCTTCCAGTTATCAGGAAACAGCTTAACAATGCTTCTTACCTACTCTCCAAGGTTCAGAGGAATGAAAGAGATGTTGTAGGTAAACAGTGGCAAATGTTTGCTCATTATCAAAGGAACTCAGGAGTAGGTTCAGGAACCGAAACAGGGCTTCCCACAGCGGGAAACCAAGCGTTCAAAAATCCTTTTGGTATCGTGAAATACACTAGGGGAAGAATACAAGTATCCGGACCTTCTATTGAAGCTTCCAAAAACGATAAAGGAGCAATAGCAAGAGTTCTTGAAACCGAAACTAGGGGAGTTACCGAAGACATGAGGCAGGAAGTAAACTACCAGTTCTTTAATGATGGGACCGCCGTTAGAGGTTTAATTAACGCCGACCCAGGAACTGAGGTTACTCTTACTCTTGATACTCCAGGTACAAACTACCTTTCGGATGGAATAAAAATCGATATTCTTAATCCGTCTGGTGGAGCTCCTAGAACTGGATCTTCCGCAATCACCGTTAGTGTAGTTACAAGTTCAACTAACGCCGAGCTCTCGGCTGCGGCAAATGCTGCCGTAGAAGACAATGACCAGGTTACAAGAGCTGGTGCAACTGATGGTGCGGGAACTTCCTATGAAATGATGGGTCTTAAAGGTCTTGTGGATGATGGCACGTATGTGACTACTCTTCATAACCTTTCAAGAACCTCATTCCCGTGGTGGAAGTGTTCTACCTATACATCGGATGATAACTCAGGAACATTAAGAGACATGACACTCCCTTTAATACAGTCGGGGTTTACAGCTGTAGAAAAGAATGGGGGTAAGGTAAATCTTATTCTTTCAGACTTTGATATGAGAGATGCTTATGCCGCATTAGTTGTGGCTGACAAAAGGTTTGTTAATACTCTTAATCTTGATGGGGGTTACAAGGCACTGGAGTACAACGGTATTGCTTGGATGGCTGACAAAGATTGCCTTCCTAATACGGTTTTCTTCCTTGATACCGAAAGACTACAGATTATGCAGATGAGTGACTGGAACTGGATGGATAAATTACTTAATTGTTCATCGAAAATCTTGCTAAATGCTGGAAAACCTGGTGAATATGAAAGACCTAATTATGGAAAATTCTTTTATTGCAGACAATCAGCAGGAAAGATCTTTAGCTTGGCTTGGAGGAATAATGGATGGGGAGGGATCGTTCTCTATAACCCACAAGAGGGAAAAGGGAAAGGTTTACTTCTATCCAGATATTTCAATAGTGAACACAAACCCGTTAATCATAGACCAATGTGCGGTTATCCTTTCGAGTATATGTGGATTCCACATAGAAACGAAGGTTACTTGCGAGTTTTCTTCAACAACAAAGAGGAAAACAAAACTATGGAGAATACGGGTTCTGGGTTTCAAGAGATGCTCCAAGTTTCTTCCGAGGATAATACCCTTCCTTATTGGGAAAAAATCTCAGGCGGAATTGGTACTAAACTTTGTTTTAACGCTTGGGGAAAACCATGTGTTGGAACGGGAGGAGATGAAAGAGAAGCTAAAAGCTATAAGAAATCCTCAGAGACTATATGCAGGACAGTACAAAATACTGAAGATATAGTCCGAACTGCATGGCGACATGCAGAACTTCCCAGAAATGTGGAAGTCCTAGTTTGACTAGAGTAACAACATTGAGAGACGGTGCAGTTCTCTCCAGAGTTTCAGGTTCGGATGCTTATGAAGCAGTCCTTTACTGGTATGCCGATCTGGTGACAGATAGACCAAGATCATTCTCGTTCCTTAGAGATGTTCAGTAAAACCTGACATCTTACCAAACAGTATCCTTCGGGGGTTAACTATTTATAAAGAGAGCCCCTTTGTGGGCTCTCTTTTGAAGGGGGGTGAAAAAATAAAATGATTAAGAATAGAAATATAGTCTTTAGTTCAGCTAATGACTCAAGTTCTGATAGTGACAAGTTCTTCCAACTACCTCAGATTTCTAATTCCAGTCTTCCGACTGCCGTGGCAGGAAATGAGGGGGGTGTAGTCTATGATGCAACCAATAATAAGGTTTACTTTTCTAATGGTTCTTCATGGTCTGCAATAGATACTTCGGGAAATCCGGCGTACGATGATGTCGCCGATCCCGATGCTGACTCAACGATAGCGTTTACGGGTTACACAAATACCTGGACATCCACACTTAATAGTGCGGGTGGGGTATTTACAATCAGTAACACTGTTGCGGATCTTACGGCAAACGTATCTTTGGTTGACTTGAAACTTACTGATGACGGAGATGCCAATGGGTTCTTCCTTAGAGCCTACGATAACTCTGGGGCGGATCTTAAATTCCAAGTTGGTCTTGATGGGGCCACTACTATATCTGGTAACGCTACTGGTACTGCGGCTTTAACACTTACCGCCGGAGATATAACAATGTCTTCTGGTGATGTCGATATTGCAGCAGATAATAGGAGAGTTAGTTTTGGAGCATCGGGGGATTCGGATTCCTACATCCTATTCGATGGATCTAATCTTACTTTCTTTGACGTTACGGCGGGTTCCGCAACCTTGGCACAGCTTATTTCAGGAAGTCCTACAGGCGACTTTACCATTTCAAATGGTCAGTTCTCTTGGACGGATTCTACAGATGAGCAGGGAGGTACTTGGACATTCGCAGGAACCGCTGCAACCGATATTGTATGGTCATCGGCTGTTACTACCGGAAAAGCCCTGTCTGTAACGGCAGACGCTTTATCAACTGGTAGTATGGTCTACCTAGACAGTGACGGACTTGGTTCTTCCGCAAAATATATTGAATGTTTTGATGGAAGTGCAGACGACTTCTCAGTTGGTGCTAACGGTGCAGTAGTGATTGCAGGTGTAGCATCCACAGATGTCTTAACTATCTCAGCGGGGGATCTTCAAATTACAGCGGGTGATATTGATGTGGACCTTGGTTTCTTTACTGTGGATAACACCGCAGATGAAGGTAACTACATCAAGAGAAACAACGCAACGGGTACTCTTCCGGTTCTTGAAATTGAGGAAACTCATGCGACAGGAGGTATAGCCTTACTGGTTGATACTAAGAACACCACTGTAGCGGAATATGCAATAGATATAACCTCAAGCGGAGCTACAGAACTTCACCTTTCAGCTAACGGTGCTGCGGGTGATGGTATCTTGGTGGATGTAACCAACGCACACACAGGTCAGATCTTTAAAATAGATGCAGGTCCTTGGCTCGGTACTGCCGGGGAGGGTGCTGCTCTTGACTTTAGATCAGACGCAGTTGGAACAGCGGAAGCGGGACATGTCATCTACATTAAAATGCAGGGGACAGGTACTGATGCGGCGGCTATAGAGGGTAAGGGGTTGTATATTGAGGATGAAGGAGCATTACAGGCAGGTTCATACCTTGTGTCCTTAGATTCTCTTGCCAATGGTGCGTTGCTTGTTAAAGCTGGTATCTCAACATTTAAGG